TGTGACGAATTGGCAACTCAACTTGGAGATATAGTATGGAATGTAGGATCTCTTCATATCTACGAGAGACACTTTCATCTGATCAAGCAGTAATCCCTAACTGGGATTACAAGTACTGTGAACTAGCTAAACATATTTCTAGTTGGTCTAAAGACCCATCAACATGTGTTGGTGCTGTAACGGTAGGGCACTCCGGTCAGATATTATCACAGGGCTATAATGGATTTCCTCGTGGAATTCGTGATACGTCTAGACGCTTATCAGACAAAGAAGAAAAGTACAAGTTCATGGTTCATGCTGAAATGAACTGTATATACAACGCTTCTTTGAATGGTGTGTCACTGAAAGACTCTACTCTGTATGTCTACGGCTTGCCGGTTTGTTCAGAGTGTGCCAAAGGTGTTATTCAAGTGGGTATATCTAAAGTTATCATATATACACCAGAAATTTCTTTAGAAGAATTTACTGGCAAGTGGTTAGATTCTTTTTCAATCACTCAGAGTATGTTCGACGAAGCTGGCCTTAAATATGAATGGTATGACTCAACAAAGATTTAATCATGTGATCGTGGTTGGTATCAATCCTTCAAATCGCCATACAAAAACAAAGCTCTATAAAAATTCTACGTTTGATAGACTACATAGATGGATGGATGTAGTTGGCGTAAATCAATTTTCGTTTGTAAACTGTATAGGCATTCGCGGCGATTATAATGATATGGAAATCGATTACAGCACGCTTAAAACTTGCATAAATAAATCTTATAAAGTATTGGCTCTTGGTGATATTCCATCTAAAGCATTAATGAGATTGAACATCGATCATTTTAGATTACCACATCCGTCGCCAAGAAATAGGCAATTAAACGACAAAGAGTTTGAAGCATTGATCATTGAAGAATGTAGAGCGTACATCTATGATTAAAGACGTAGTAATATTATTAGGCCGAGGTGTTGAAGGCTGCGGTGTTACCAAGCACACAGTAGAATTCAGTAAATGGTTAGACAAGAATTCTTATTCATACACAGTCGTTGCATCAAAAGACAAAACATGGTCTAGAAAAAAATGTCATGATGTTAAGAACTTAGAAGAGTATAAGTTTTCTAATGCAATTGATATTGATAAAGTAATTGCGAGATGTAATAAGTCAGATGTAATCATCATCAATTCTCTGCCATCAAAATCGAATGGAAGAGGGCAAGGACACGGTGATGAAGCTACTATTCAATTTAAAAGATTATTAGCTAGCATCAATAAACCAATAGTCTTAATTCAGCATGATCATACTTCTTATTCGATCAGAAGAAATGAATGTTTAGAAGAGTCTATAGGTAAAGCAAAAGTTATCTTTGCTCATAGCGAGACTGGTGATTTTGCCGAAGTAGTCAATGAAACTGCTACTACAGGAACCGGTGCCTCGTTGATGAACTTCTTTGAAGAAGAAAAGAAACCATTTTATACTTTTCAACCAGGCATGTCCTTCGATGTACTTAGAGAGAAGTATTGGAAAACCATAGAAGAACAAGATCATAAGTCCCATAAGTGGATTGGCCGAACAACATCATGGAAAGGATATAACATGATGTTACAGTTTCATAATAATTTCTTGAAAGAACGTGGGTATCTGACAACATTGGAAGGTATTGAAAGATCACCAGCTTACATAGATTTCAAAGAAAAGAATAAAGGAAAATATGTAGATTATATTAGAACTCTAGATGACCCAGATGACATTGATTTAAACAAACACTATGGTGACTATGCTGCGTGCTTTAGTCTTTATGCTAATAATAAGATGTTAGAAAGAGCTTCTAAAACAGCTTTCTGTTATCAGTTATCGATATTACAACCAAAATACATTAAGCATTCAATAGAATATACTCACTGTGAACTTGCAGCGATAGGTACAGTTCCTGTATTTAGAAAAGAATATGGTGATTCATGCATTCATAGAGCTCAAGGAAGACCTCTTTCGGGGTGTAAAGATAGTGGAACGATATGGTTATCAGAACAAACAATGCAAGACTCATTAAACCTTATAAATAAATTGTCTGATGATCATGTAATGCGAGATGAATATCGGCATATGGCATATAATTTTTATAAAGAACACCAAGATTCATCTTATGTGTTCACTGATACGATGATAAAAATACAAAAACATGTTTAAACACGCTACTATCGTCCCTCTTATAGGTGGCGAAACAATAGGCTCAATGAGAGCATTTGGTACTCCTCCCGAGTACTTGATGTCTTATAAAGCATTCAGTAAAAATGATTCTCATATTGTCAATTATTTTAAAAATAGTATACCATACTATGTTCTAGATGACAACGCTAAACCAGATAAAAGTGTAGATGTTATAGGTTCAGTTTGCCCGTGTGCCGGTTTATCAATGTTATCCCAAGGTTATGGAGATGATAACCCAAACAACAAGTGGTTAATCGAAACGACTAAGTACGTACTATCAGAACTAAAGCCAAAAGTTCTATGGGGTGAAAACGCACCTCAGCTTATAGGAAAGATCGGTGTAAATATTCGAGCACAGATGTACCAAATCGCTCGTGATAATGGTTATAGCATGACGATCTATAAAACACGTTCTTTGCTTCATGGCGTGCCTCAAGTAAGAGACAGAACATTTTATTTCTTTTGGCAAGGTGATCGAGTTCCACTTCTAAATTACTATGAAACTCCTCTGACAAAAATAGAAGATCTAATTCTTAATATTAAAACATCTAATCAGATGGAACCAATCAACCCAAACAAGCCTACGGAAGACCCATACTACAAGTTTGTATTGGAAGAGATACATGGCGGTATATCTCATCGTGAATTCTTTGATATCGTTGAAAGCAATAAAGAAATCAACATAGCAATGTATGCGCAGAAGATGGGATACAATTACAAGCAGATCGCTGACTGGATGAATAACCGCGGTTATGAAAAAGAAATTAGAAAGTGTATGTATAAGTTTGATAAGTTGAATGATGGCAAGAACGTGATGCAAAGAGGAACCACAGTTCCTAAAGGTTATATTGGAGCTTTTGTGAGTCACTATCCACTAACACTTACTCATCCCCATGAAGATAGGTTTATCACCTACCGAGAAGCAATGTCAATCATGGGTATGCCTGAAGACTTTGAACTATTAAACGCCAGAAGATCTTTTAACCACATCTGTCAAAACGTTCCAGTTCAAACAGCAGTTGACATGGCAACTGAGATCAGAGAGTATTTGCTAGGCAATAGAGAAATGGTTGACAGTACTCATGTATTTCAGTACAATCAAAACAAGACTCATAAAATCATGGACGAAAAGAAATCAACTTTAGAAAGGTTTTTAAATGATTGATTACAAATATAATGAAGATAGTGCATTGAGTGAAATAAAATCATATATAGATTCGACATATGCTCAACACTACAGTGGTAAGTATCAGGCAACTGATATGATCATCGATGCCGGTCACGGGACAGGCTTTTGTATCGGCAATATTATGAAGTATGCTAAGCGATACGGCAAGAAGGATGGCTATAATAAGAAAGATCTTTTAAAGATTATTCATTATGCCATCATACAACTTCATGTGCATGATCAGTCGGAAAATAGTAAGAAGTATGAAACTATAAAGTTATCTCCTCCCTCTAATTCTTATTTCGACGTTGATTATGATAACTCTATAATGAATTGCTATAAACGTCAAGAACTAAACGAAGACGATAAGTGTAATGTGTGTGATTGTTGGAAAAGTAATAGGAGCGTTAAATGACTGAAGAAACTACACAACCGGCCAATAATGGCTTTCAAATCAAAGTTCCAGTAGAACAACTGCGACAGCGTAAATTATTTCTAGCAACACCCATGTATGGTGGGCAGTGTGCTGGTATGTTTGCACGATCGGTTGCTGATCTTGCTGCTCTTTGTACTCAGTATGGAGTTCAGCTACAGCTATACTTCTTGTTCAATGAATCTTTGATTACTCGAGCAAGAAACTATTGTTGTGATGAGTTCATGCGTTCAGGTGCAACACACTTGATGTTCATTGACTCTGACATTGGGTTTAATCCCCAAGACGTAATTGCGCTACTAGCTATCCAAGATGATGCCAGTTCCTTTGACGTAATCGGTGGTCCTTATCCTAAGAAGTGCATCTCATGGGAAAAGATTAAGATGGCAGTCGACAAGGGTGTCGCCGATGAAGACCCGAATCGTCTTGAAAAGTTTGTAGGCGACTACGTTTTCAATCCTAAGTCTGGCCAAACACAGATTCCAATTGGTCAGCCGGTTGAAGTATCTGAGATCGGTACTGGATTCATGATGATTCGGCGCCGTACTTTTGAGAAGTATCAGGAAGCTTTCCCGGAACTTTCATATAAGCCTGATCATGTACGCACTGAACACTTTGACGGTTCACGTGAAATCATGGCTTACTTTGATTGTATCATTGACCCAGTGTCAAAGCGATACCTTTCAGAAGATTACATGTTTTGTTATAATGTCCAAAAGATGGGCGGGCAGGTTTGGTTCTGTCCTTGGATGCAACTACAGCATGTAGGAACATACATCTTTGGTGGTTCACTTGCTGATCTTGCATCGATCGGTGCGGCAGCAACAGCTGATGCAGGTTTGTTGAAGAGAAAAAAGTGAGGTTAATATTATGAAGTTGAGTGCAAAGACTCTACAGGTGCTGAAGAATTTCAGCACCATCAACCCTTCGATTATGTTTGAGACTGGTAATCAATTGGTTACCATTTCTCCCCAGAAGACAATCATGGCTAAGGCAAAGATCGATGAGAACATTGAAACCGATTTTGGTATCTTTGATCTCAATCGTTTCTTAGGCGTATTGTCTCTTTTTAGTGATCCGAGTCTTTCGTTTCGCGAAAACTATGTAAAGATTTCTGACGGCAGGAAGAGTGTCAATTTTATTTTTGCAGACCCAGTAACAATTGTCCTACCACCTAAGAAGGAGATTAAGTTCAATGATCCATACGTTTCATTTAACTTAAGCAATGAAACGTTTCAAAGCATTATGAAAGGTGCCAATGTTCTTCAGCTCCCTGAGATTGCAATTGAAGGTGATGGCTCTAGACTTTACTGTAAGGCAGTCGATGTTAAGAGTCCTACCAATAATTCATTTGAAATCGATCTGCAAGAGGAAGAGAAGAAGTTCAAAGTCATCTTTTCGTGTAGTAATTTGAAGCTTCTTAACAAAGATTATGATGTAATGATTACAAAAGGTATTGCTCGGTTTGTTTCAACAGATAGTGAAGTTGAATACTACATTGCAACTGAAACTTCCAGCACCTACGGAGAATGATGATGATTGAACAGGATAAGAAAGATCTGCGAAGTGTGCTTCAAGAGATCTCCAATTCAATGACTAGAATGAATGGAGAAAAGGATTACATAAAGGAAGCTATTAGTGCTGCTTCTGAAAAGTATCAACTCAACAAGAAGTTTCTGCGTAAGATGGCAAAGGTATATCACCAAAATAACTTTACTGACGAAGTTTCTGACATGGAGGAGTTTCAAAAGCTTTACGAAACCATTATCTTGACTTAATTGGAGCTTATATATTATGATTCGTGATGATTTTTTGTGGTCTCAAGCTTATCGCCCAAAGACCGTTGCTGAATGTATTCTTCCTTCTGAATTGAAAACAACTTTTCAGCAGTTTGTCGATAAAGGCTCCATTCCAAATATGCTTCTAACTGGCCGCGCTGGAGTAGGTAAAACTACTGTGGCGCGTGCCATGTTGGACCAGCTTGACTGTGATTATATGGTTATAAATGGTTCAATGAATGGTAACATTGATACATTGAGAAACGACATCAATCAGTTTGCTTCATCAATGTCGCTGATGGGTGGAAGAAAGTATGTAATTCTTGATGAAGCAGATTACTTAAATCCAAACTCAACTCAACCCGCCCTTAGAAACTTCATGGAAGAATTTTCTAAGAACTGCGGATTCATCTTGACTTGTAACTTTAAGAATAGAATCATCGAGCCTCTTCATAGTAGATGTACTGTTGTGGACTTTAAGATCCCTAACAATGAAAAGGATAAGATGGCTTCTCAGTTCTTAAAAAGAATAAAAACTATTCTTGAAAAGGAACAAGTTGAATATGATCAGGCTGCTGTTGTTCAGCTCATCATCAAGCATTTCCCAGATTGGCGTAGAGTATTGAATGAGCTTCAAAGATACTCAGCTACTGGTAAAATTGATTCTGGTATTCTTGCAAACACCAGTGATGATAACATCAAGACCCTTATCGGATTCTTGAAAGAAAAATCATTTAGTAGCATGCGTAAGTGGGTTGGTGAGAACAGCGATATCGACACCTCAATGCTCTTTCGTAAGCTCTATGACATGTCATCTTCTACAATGAAGCCAGCTTCAATTCCACAGTTAGTTCTGATCTTAGGTGATTATCAGTACAAAGCAGCATTCGTTGCTGACCCGGAAATCAATATGGTTGCTTGCTTGACGATGATCATGACTGAATGTGAATTCTCATGAAACCGTTTGATTATGTGAACTCCGTCACGGATAACAAAAAGAATATGATGGTTGGAACTGAGAACGATGAATTAGCTGAGAAATCTTATAATCCTTTTTTAACCAATAAATCATTATCTTATCATATGGATACAATACTGTATGCTAATGAGATAAATCAATATTCCATGTTAGATAACAAACTTCAGTATGAATACTATCTCTATGGAATACCAAAGAAAAAAAGATTTAGTAAATGGTCAAAAAAAATTGAAGATGAAGACATTGAAGTAATCACCCAATGGTACGGCTGTAACTACTCCAAAGCAGCTGAAATACTCAAAATAATAAATAAAACTACATTGGATTTGATAAAACAAAAATTACAAACAGGTGGAGTGTCAAAATGACTGTTATTAATTCCTTAATTAAGGTTGATCTAAATCAGCAAGAAGATTTTCTTAAAATCAAAGAAACACTAACAAGAATCGGTGTAGCTTCTAAGAAAGATAAAACACTATACCAATCTTGCCATATATTACATAAACAAGGATCGTACTATATAGTTCACTTCAAAGAATTATTTATGTTGGATGGAAAGCCATCTAACTTTTCAGATGAAGATCGCCTCAGAAGAAACACAATTGCAACATTATTAGAGCAATGGGGCCTTCTAAAGATAAATACTATGGAGAACCTAGAGCAAGGTTTAGCTCCTATAAGCCAAATAAAGATCTTATCTCATAAAGAGAAAGACGAGTGGGAACTAGTTGCTAAGTACAACATAGGAAGAAAAAGGTAAATGAAAACTCTGTCACAGCTTATAAACGAAGCAAAAGTAGAATGGATTCCTCACCCTGAACTAAAACCCGAGTCGGATGGTGCTACGGTTAGCCTGAGTGGTGTTCCTTCAAAATTAAAAACCGATGGACCAAAAAAACCACAACCCGAAGGACACAAAGAATGCAAAACATGTGAAGGAACTGGTGAGACTCGAAACCTTACTGGTAGAGTTGGTGTAGATAAAGAAACTGGAGTGGTACATGTACAACGTTTAAAACAAGGATGTACTACTTGCAGCGGAAAGGGACATATAAATCCCAATCCATCCAGTAGGCCCCCTGATAACCCCTATTATGGTGGCCGATACAACACTGGAGCCGGCAGGGCGACATGGACAGGCGATTAAGTTGTGTTTTACAGAGATGCTACTCTACAAGCTTATCAAATAATATGGAATCATTATATTGATTTAGTTATCAAAGAAGAATCAATCAAAAAACCTGCAAAGTCTATAGCATTTGAAACGTTTGAATATCTCAAACGAATTTCAAAAAGCATTGACGATCTCATAGAACAAAATTCAATACTTTTGCACAATAAAATGATGAATTAATTTATATGTAACAATACTCAGTTAAATATTATAGTATGTAAGTTTAACTATCGGAGTAATGTTTATATGAAATTGAAATTAACATTGTTTACTTTTCTTTTATCCCTCTCTCCCCTCACCCATTCACTTCCCGCATCACAGTTTAATGAATCAGATGCAGCAAATCAAGTAACGATTCGTATGTCAGGTGCAACTGCGCATGATGCTGGATTGCTTCTTTTATTAAGAAATACATTGACTGGTGCACAAATCTGTAAACCTGACACATTAGATGTATACATTACTTCAACAAAGAATGATGCACTTTATTTTTGTACGGGTGGAGCCGATTCTGGTGTTGCAAACAAAAGACTTGCAATCTTCAAGGAGTCTGATGGTGGTTCAGGTGTTGGTGTAGGACCTCTTGTTCGTTCTACAGACACATTTTCCATTGCAGATGGTACTACAATCACAAGAAACTGGTTAAATCCTAGCGATTCTACTGTAATTGCTTCTGCTGGTGTAACAAAAGCAGTAGTTGGTGCATTTTCTGCGTATAAAGAACATACAAGCATGCCAGCAACCGCAGTAACAACCATTGGAAATGCTGATGTGGGTATTTCTGATATTGAACCAAAACAATTCAGTCAGATTTATTCACCTTCTTTGACAGATGCAGAATTGAATTCACTACAAAACAATGGCATCTCTGGTGTAATCTTTGGTGTGCCTGTCACGAAAACAATCTATGCAAGAATGCAAGCATTACAGTTTCCAAAAACTAGCGTTTGCCATCCTAGCAATGCATCTTATGGTTCTCTTTCAAGCTCAACATCAAAAGCATCTTCAGAAGCATGTATGCCTTCTTTAAGTAGAGATGCAATTGCAGGAATGTATACTGGTGCAATCACTTCATGGACTCAGATTCGCTCCAAGGTGAACAAAACAGAAACAGCAGCTTCTGTTGCTCCTTTTGGTGCTCTTGCTGATACGAACATTTATATTCAACGAAGAGTTGCAACCTCAGGCACACAAAGAAGTTTTGAGATTTACTTTTCAGATGTTGGTTGCATCCCTGCCGCATCATCTTTTCTTGATAGAACAAATACAAGAGTCACAGAGAATTCGGGAACCAATAATGTCATTTCGAATATGAATACCGATGAACTTGCTGGAAAAGGTTCTGTAGGTGTTCTTACAACCGAAAAAGTTGCATCTAGCACCGACGGATGGAGATTCATTAAAATCAACGGTTATTCCCCAAGCCTACTCAATGTAGTCAAAGGTAACTACGAACATTTCTTTGAATCAACTATTCAGTGGAGAAAGTCTTCCATCGCTGGATTACCTATTCTATCAGGTAACAAGCTTACCGTTGCAAAAGCTATCGTCAATCAGCTGGGTGTTCCTGCTGTTGTTGCAACACTTGACTCAGGATTTTCTCATCCTTTCGGTAGAGCAGGACTCGTTGGAAATGCAATCAAGAATAAGATCAATGCTCCTAAGACTCCATACATCGCATCAGGCATCAATGTGACAGCAACAAATGATGTATATAATCGTCCTATTGCTACTTCAACGAGAGGTAGAACAGGAACACCTAATGCATGTTTATCACCAATAAAGATTAATTTCTTTCAAGTAGGAAATTAATTTACATAATTATCTCATTGTAGTATAAATATAGGGTCCATGCCTTCGGGGTGGACTCTATACTTTAACCTTGCTTAATTAGGAGGTCTACAATGACTAGGACACTTACTACTGGTTATCCCAAAGATTGGAACATTAATTCTTTCTTTGTGGGTTATGATAAATT